GATACCGACGAGAAAGTGGAACACAATAAGTTGATATGGTCCTCCGTTATACAACCACTCGTCGAGGGTTGCAGCTTCCCAGATTGGGTAGAAGTGAAGACCGATTGCGTTTGATGATGGGACGATTGCCCCTGAGATGATGTTGTTTCCATAGAGTAAAGCTCCTGATACAGGTTCACGGATACCGTCAATGTCAACTGGAGGAGCAGCTATGAAAGCAATTATAAATGCAGTAGTTGCTGTTAATAGTGCAGGGATCATTAGCACACCAAACCACCCCACGTAGAGGCGGTTGTCTGTGCTCGTAACCCAGTCACATAAACTATCCCAGTTACTGTTGGGTTTTGTTAGTGTGGCTGTAGTCATTTAATTAAAAAGAGTATTTGATTCCGAGTTTAGAACCATAAGAATTATCGACATCTTTCTTTGAGATGCCAGAAAGTTCTCCATAAATGCCAAGCTTCTGTGTTACATTAAATGTTCCACCAGCTTTGCCAGAGAATTCTGTTTCTGTACCATCTACATCAGCGACTGCTGTGAAAGCAGGACCGCCTTGAATGTAGTAGTCAAATTTACTTGCAGAACCTTCGTATCCTATGTGTAGGTCTACAGTTCTTCCGTCATAATCAGAACCAGTATAGCCATTATTGACTTCTGAGTTCAGATAAACTCCAGCAAATGCAGGAGTAGATAATAGTGAGGCTGCTGTTACAGCAAAGATTTTTTTCATTTAAAAGATTCCTGGGATGATTTGACCTGTTGTTGCATAAGCTCCTAATGCGGAGATGATTCCAATCATAGCCCAACGGCCATTTTGGATTTCAGCGTTGTCGTTCATTGTTATTACTTCGATAGGGGGTTCGTTGGCAAACATATTCTGCTTACCATATTCTGTTGTTATCATTCAATAGTAAAAGAAGTTAACCGAGGCGATGATGAACTGTCAGGTCGCCACGGGTCACTATGCATTTACACTATTAGTTTTCTTCGACTTTTTCTTAGCTTGTATCCTATTAGGATTGTCTGGATGTATTCTCCAAACCTCACCTAGTTTACCTTGCTTGATTAGTCTATCTGTATCTGAGTAACGTGCTTTATCTTTAGCATAAGTTTCTTTCATGCCCATAATTTTATACTTTTAGATTGGATCGTGCTAATTTTTCTTGGACATCATCACGGAAAGCTTCATCTTTATCGTAACGAGGGTCACTCATATCTGAGACAACCTGAGCCATGCTCTTATAAACTTCTTTAGGAGCAGATTTCTTACCTGTTATTAGATCAGAATCTCTTCCTACTGCGTCTTCATACTGTCCCATAAGTGCTTTTACTGCGAATGTTGCGGCGGCTTTATTACCAAGCTCTACTATCTCATCAAAGTTTTTACAATCAGCTTCGGATAGGTTGTTACCAGCCCACTCCATTAACTGTTCGTACCCATCTTTACCACCAGCTATGCTATGTACTTCAGCTACCTCTGCATCAGAAAGATAACTCTCTTCAGTAATCTCACCTTTTTCTATACCAACTTGTTGACGTACACCTTCAAGGTAGGAGTCAACCATAGCTTTATTAAAACCAGCTTTGTTAAGATCAGAATACATCTCATCAGTGAGTGTACCATTGTTCTCTACAAAATGCTCGTTCATTTTGAACGGGTCTATGTTATTATCTTTGAATGTTTTACTGATCTGATCTCCATATACTTCATTAGCTGTTTCATAATTAACACCACCGTCTTCAGTATAGTAACTTGCAGGATCTATTTGTGATGTTTCTGCCTCAGTAGTTTCTTCAGCAGGTTCCCTGTCTAATTTACCTAGCTCATTACCTTCTTGACCTTGCTTCTTTTGAAGTTCAAGGTAAGCTTTCTCTAAATCTTTTGGTGATTTATATTTACCAGCAAGCAAACCTTCTTGGTCTGCTATCATCTTCTCACCAACTTGCAGGGAATCCTGCTCCTCTTGGCTAAGGTTATCTTCAGTCGTCACCATGTCAGTGGCGGCATCGTATGTAATTGTTTCTCCCATAGGTGCTTATTATTGAGGGGGTAATTGTTCAGGTTGTCCACCCATCACTCCAGCCATTGCTTCCATTGCTGGTAAAGCTTGGGGATTTTTAGATGGGTCCATTAAAGGGGCACCTGCTAGTTGACCAGCTTGATCCATTAAGGATTGCTGTTGTTGTTGTTGCATTGCTGCTTCTTGCTCAGCTTGTTGCTCTTCCATGCTCTTAACAAGGTTAAGTACATCTATTCCTTGAGCAGCTGCAAGACGTTTGATTGCTTCATCAGCATTGACAAACTTCATTAATGCTTCTGGGCCAAGTGTCTGTGCAATAGTAGTTATAAACTGAACCAATGCATCTCTATCTTGTCCACGTCCTAATGCGTTAATACCTGCTACAATAGTAGGCTTAACTAACTTCTTAGGTATAGCAGGTATTTGCTTACTCATTGTGAGAGTATGCATCTTTCTTTTCAGGTAAGGTATGAGAAACTCAGTAGTCAACAGGGAAAATAATCCACCAAGCTGTTGCTCTAGTTCCATCTGTGTCATACGAACTTCTTCTGCAGTAGTTCTTTCTGACTGTCTCACACTGAGAATGAGGAAAGCTTCTGATAACCTTCTCTCTAATACATTGACTAATTCAAATGCTGTACGGAAGTCAGCAGTTTTACCTACCTGAACTACACCTACATCATCTGGTCTACCTTGTATAATAGCTCCGTTACCAGCTTGTGCTAGTGACTGAGGCTTTGTAACTGAGCTAGGGGATACAGTGAAAATCACTTTTGCTGCTGCTGCTGATCCTTCAACCAACGCTTGCATCAATGCTTCTAATGATTTGAGATCACCAAGAAACTCCTCGACTCTTGATCGTCCGTAGTCTTCTCCATCTACAGTAACAAAACGTAGAGGTAAGAAAGGACTTTTATCTTTAGGAGCTTTACCTTGACTACCAGGAATGAGTACATCATGTACTTCTTGGTACCAATACCATCCTCTATCACCTAGTTTTATACAGGTATAGACATCAACATCTTTATTTGTATCACCTTCAGCTTCATTTACTCCCTCTTTGAAATTCATTTGTGGAAGTAAATCTTTACTAACTTTTTCTTTAGTAACTATCTGTATCACATTACCGTTACCATCTCTTTCCACCACGTAACGGTTAAGAGGGTACATTTTCATACCATCTTTACCCATATATAATAGGGCATTACCTGTTACGACAAGGTGTTTTATTGCGGAGAAGATCTGAACACGATCAGTAGATGCTGCAATAGCATCCATAATCATACGTTCTATCTTAGCAAAACTAAGATCCATCTCACTCTTTGCCTCTGGCGGTATCTCAATTCCTAATTTAGAGTCATCTAATTGGAGTTTAAAGAAACTTGTTGAAGGAGGGAGTAGCCCTAACATTAATTTTGAACTTAATGTGACTACTCCTTTGGCTCCAACTGATTGCCAAGGTGTTTTAAACTGAGCATATGGAGACTTCTCATCTCTCATAAGCAGTGTGGGAATAGTTAATTCCGCACAGTCATAAGCAATATTAAGAAACTGTTCACGGTCCCGAGATAATGTATCATACTCGTTCCGTGCGTATTTCATTATGTAGTACCTTTAGTAGATGTTGTACCAGTACCAGTGTTCACACCTGAAGGTGTACCTGTACCTGAAAGTCCACCTGTTGAAGGTTTCTTAGTAGCTAGTTGTGTAGTACCTGCTGATCTCTTCTTCTTCTGTACCTTCTTAGAAGTGATCTTAGCTTTACGCTTAGTCTCATCCTCTTGTAATGGAGCAGGAGTAGGTGTAGCAGGAGGTTCTATTGGAGCTTTCTGTACTGGAGCTGGTGTTGGGGGTGCTGAAGGTGGAGCTGGTGTAGGTGGGGCTGGTGTGTTTCTATTTCCACCGCCAAATATTGAACTAATAATTGAACCGCACATAATTATTTATCTGATAGTTGTTGTTTAAGTAATCTAATAATAGATATCTGACCAGCCCTATAGGAAATCTCTTTTTCAGATAGGGTGTGGTCGGGGAATGTGTCGGGAAACTGCTCGTCAATATCTTTGAGAAAACGCTGAAGGTCGCCCCAGTTAAGCGTACTTTGGTAAGTTTGTATTTGCATGTTCAAAAAAAGCTGGCATCCTAGCTGCCTTGGTGTCAGAAAGCTCTGGTGCTTTGCCTTCATACATTAGGCGATCACTAGAATCGGCCCAAAATTTTCTATCTAAATATCTGTCGGTTCCATTACCTTTTAAAGGTTGAAGAATCCAGTTAATTGTGGCCTTCCTAAGTTTATCCAAAGAAGGAGAAGCAGATAGACCCAGCTCTGCACATACAAGAGAATTACTGCCGACATGGATCTGTTCGTCTCTTGAGATATCTGCCGATACTGTACGAAGAGCAGCATCGCCATTAAACCTAAAGAAAGGGAGAAGAACAAAGAAGATTGCTCTTTCAGCCACGAGAGCTTTGGTAATTGTATGATCAGGGTGTGCAATCCAAGCATCTCTTAACCTCATTGCTTCTAGTTCTGCCTGTTCATCTGCACCAAGGGCATCTACATAGTAGCCTAGTGCTAGATCATGGCGTTCCTCATCTTTAACATTATCTATTAGTAATGCTCTAGCGTTAGCGGGAACAGTTTTTTCAAGCCCTTCCGTAATGAAGGCACCAACTGGTAGCTCCATATGACGTATTGCGAGGGCACGTTTAATGGTTTCCTCAGCTCCTTCCTTAAGCTTACCGACTGTAGGTTGGACTGGAGACCATTTTCTCTTACGAGAGAATAATTTATCATAAGGGTTATTCATTCTTGACAATCACATTGTGGTTCTTTAATAAGACCCTCTAAGTAATCGGTGACTTCATCTTCATCCAATGCAGCATATGCATTAGACTTATCTTGTACGTCTCCCATAACCTGAAGGCTGTAATATAAGGAGGTTTGGGGTGAACCCAACCACTCTTCCACGAACGCATTGTCGTATTCTATAACATCACTCCAAGAGTTGAAGCTATAGCCATGAAGAAGTCCTGTAGTATTTAATAGTTTCATAAAGCCATCTGCTACACGCTTGTATGCGTCCCAGCCAACTTCACTGGCAATCTCTACATTGCCATAGTCATATTTTTGCACACCGAAAGTACCGCTGTCACGGTCTACGGTTCTTGCAATAGGTGGTGCGATTTCTGGAGTACATGTGTACCCATCTAAGTCTTCGCTTCTATAAGAACAAGAAGCAGTAGGAGCAATAGCAAATGCTCTTACCATATCATTAGCTCTAGCTATACAAGCAGCTGTATCTATACCTTTGGCTAACTCAGATACCAATATACCAGCTGTTCCTCCAACAGAGAAACCAGCATTGTAAGAATCTAAAGCTTTACCAAATGTATCATACGTTATACCTTCACGCTTGAGGAGATTCGAGAGTCCAAGGAATCCAAGTCCGACCTGCTTGTCAGTCGATGAGGGAAGATATTCTCCAGACCCTCCAATACCTGTTCGGCCATGAAGACGGCACAATTCGGACATACCTTTAGCGAGAGCCGTCTGTATGTCGCCGATACGACAGGCACCGAGATTGATATGTTCGAGCAAGCATGTTCCTCGTGAGGGCAGGTAAACCTCAAGACATACGTTCCCGTAGATTCTTTTTCCTTCTTTGTCATATTTAATTTTGTTGAGCCAGATGTCTCCTGATTTGATTCCATAAATTAATGCCTCTCGTGTGAGCGAATCAGTGTTTTCCCATTTCTGAACGTCAAGATTGACGCACCTTTTGATCCAAGGGAGTTCGGATCTAGGAGTTGTAATAAAATCAATGATATCGGCATGGTCAATATCACAGTGAGCAACAATAGCCCCGTTTTTGTACACCCCGCCTCTTCTGAGTGTTTCATTTAATACTGAGTAAATTTTTGCAAACGATACTGGACCACTCGCAACAAGTCCCTTGCCATTCTCAGTTCCTTTAGGTCTAAGGTTGGATAAGTGGATTGCAACCCCTGCTCCGTATCTAAGAGCGTGGCTCGCAAATCTCCAAGACGCTTCGATTCCATTTTCTCCTTGCATTGAGTCTTCAACTACGAAGACAGTACAGCTTACAGGCAATCTCCCTTCTGGGTTATCCATCCAGTTTTGTACTCGGCCTGTTCGAGCAATCAATTCTGCTGTCATTAAACTAAATCATCTAAATTTGGTGGTGCATAATTTGGTCCCTTAAGAACCTTACCGTCATCACGGTAAATAGGTTTTCCATCTTCATCTAACTTAGACATGTTACTTTCATGCACTCTGTGTAAAGTTTCATCTAAGTCCCATCCCATGTTAGCAGCGTACTGATAACACACATAAACTAAATCAGCTAATTCTTTCAAGCACTCAGCTCTAAAATTATTGTTCTGTCTAAACAACATACCATCTGCTTCAAGAAACTCTTTAAATTCCTCAAGGATTAAGTCTTTTTGTTTAGTCCGATGTTGCCGATCCGTGTTGTTGCCAATCGCATACTTCGTCCGAAACTCCTCCGCTTGTTGGCTTAGGAATGTCTTGTGTATGTCTTTTGTAATCGTTAGCGACATGTTCTAGTTCATTGGTTAGGTAATGGATAGCTTTTGTTAGATCCTGAATAGAATCTTCTTTGTAACCAACCCTGCAAATATACTTGATAGCATTTCCAAGGTGGTAGTTAAGTCCTTGATCTCTGATGAAATCCCAGACTTCTATGGAACCCCGTTTATAATACTGGGGTCCATAAGATTGGTTCTTCACGGTCATAGTCGTAGTTGTCGTGTTGTAATATCTTAGCTAAACGTGCATTGATTAGAGCATCATCGTCTGATAATCCTCGTTCTCTAAAGGCTTGGC